ATGGGAGGTGGCAGCGGTCTTAAGTACGCCGCTTCTACTATCATATATCTTAGTAAGTCTAAGGAAAAGGATGGAAAAGAAGTCATTGGAAACATTATCAAGGCAAAGACTGCTAAGTCGCGTTTGAGTAAGGAGAATCAACAAGTTGAAGTCCGTTTATTTTATGATGAGCGCGGTCTTGATCGCTATTATGGTCTTCTGGAACTCGGGGAACTCGCTGGACTCTGGAAGAATGTTGCGGGGCGTTATGAAATTAATGGCAAAAAACTTTATGCGAAAGAAATCCTAAAAAATCCCGACCAGTATTTTACCGAAGAAGTAATGCAGCAACTTGATGCTGCCGCGAAACAACAATTCTCTTATGGAACGAATTGAGACAACTATTCTCAGAAACTTAGTATTTAATGAAGACTACTCACGCAAGGTCATTCCTTTCATACAACCAGATTATTTTGAGCAAAAGACGGAAAAGATCATTTTTGAGGAGATTGTTCAATTCATTGTTAAGTATGGTTCAGCAATCACGATTGAAGCACTCAATATTGAGGTAGAGAATCGCACAGATCTCAATGAAACTGAAGTCAAAGAGATTCGAGAAATCAATTCGTTTTTAAATGATGCTCCTGTAGAAAAGCAATGGTTACTTGATACTACTGAAAAGTGGTGTCGTGACCGTGCCATTTACTTGGCACTTATGGAGTCAATTCATATTGCTGATGGAAATAATGATAAGAAAAATCGTGATGCGATTCCAAGCATTCTTTCTGATGCTCTAGCAGTATCGTTTGATAATAATATCGGACACGATTATCTTCAGAACTATGAGGAGCGATATGAGTTTTATCACCGTAAAGAAGATAAGATCGAGTTTGATCTGGAATATTTCAACAAAATCACAAAGGGTGGGCTCCCTAATAAGACTCTCAATATCGCTCTCGCTGGGACGGGCGTTGGGAAATCGCTATTCATGTGTCATTTGGCTGCTTCCGTCTTACTGCAAGGCAGGTCCGTTCTCTATATCACTCTTGAAATGGCAGAAGAGCGAATTGCAGAGAGGATTGATGCGAACCTTCTCAATGTACCGATTCAGCAACTGGTTGATCTCCCACGTTCGACATTCGAGAACAAAGTAAATAGTATTGCAAAGAAGACACAAGGTTCTTTGGTCATCAAAGAATACCCAACTGCTTCTGCTCATTCAGGACACTTTAAAGCACTTCTCAATGAACTTGCTCTCAAGAAGTCATTTAGACCTGATATTATTTTCATTGATTACCTTAATATATGTGCTTCCAGCAGGTATAAGTCAAACCTTTCTGTCAATTCATATTCGTACATTAAGGCAATTGCTGAAGAACTTCGCGGTTTGGCAGTGGAATTCAATGTTCCCATTGTCTCTGCTACCCAGACTACTCGCAGTGGTTATGGGAACTCTGATGTTGAACTTACTGATACTAGTGAGTCCTTTGGTCTCCCTGCTACTGCTGACCTTATGTTTGCCCTTATTAGCACTGAAGAACTTGAACAGTTGGGACAGATTATGGTGAAGCAATTGAAGAACCGTTATAATGACCCCACTATCTACAAGCGTTTTATTGTGGGTATTGACCGTGCTAAAATGAGACTGTATGATTGCGAACAGTCAGCACAAAAAGATATACTTGACTCTGGAAACGAAGACGAGTATAATGATAACGAAGACAAGAAACCTAAAAAGTCGTTTGAAGGATTTAAATTTTAATGGAAACTGCTAAACACGTAGATTTTGATAAGTATGCTGAGTTTGTGGATGCTGTAACTTCTGATGCATCCAAAGACTTTCTTTCTCTATCTGATCGCCTTGTTGCTCTTGATGAGAAAGGTGCCAATATTGAGCGTCTCCTGACTGCTGCTGTTGGTATTAATGCCGAAGGTGGTGAGTTTATGGAAATCGTGAAGAAAATGATTTTCCAAGGCAAACCCTTCAATGAAGATAATCGAGAGCATATGATTATCGAACTGGGTGACATTATGTGGTATGTTGCTCAAGCTTGTATGGCACTTGAAGTAACTCTTGATGATGTGGTTGCTAAAAATGTGCAGAAACTTCTCAAGCGTTATCCTGAAGGTGCTTTTGATGTTTATTTCTCTGAAAACCGTGCTGCTGACGACCGATGACTAAAGAAAAGAAAGTAACTCTAAAACTTGATGTTCGTGCTGCGGCAGCAGTTCGTCAAATTCTTTTTGAGGCACAACGTGGTTATAGTTATGAACATGTTCCTGAAAGAATCACTGAACTTCGCTCTGTGATTCTGGAACTTGATTCTGGAATCGGTGCGATTGTTGGTGAATAAATAATTGACCCTTAGGGGTTTTTGGGGAATTAGCTCAGTTGGTAGAGCGCCTGCTTTGCAAGCAGGATGTCAGGAGTTCGAGTCTCCTATTCTCCATTGCATTTTATTATAAAATAATATGAAAGTACATCTGATTGATAATTTTTTACCAGAAGAAGAATTTCAAAAAATTCGTGGGTTTATAATGGGCGATTGCTTTGACCATAGTTACCCTTCTTTGCCTTGGTATTATGGAAAAGTATTGTCTGAAAATATAAAAGATTTTTCTTCACCGTCGTGTAATGATGATGATAATTATCAATTCAGTCATGTTTTTTATGTTGCTGATGCTCCAACTTCAGCATTAATTCAAAACTTACAACCGCTTATTGAATCAATGCCAGAAGTTGGTTGTCGCTCTTTTGTTAAGATAAAGGCTAATTTAAACCCAAGGACTGATAAAATAATCGAGCACGGATTTCATATTGATATTGGAAATTTTGAGGGTGGAAAGACTGCGATTTATTATCTCAATACAAATGATGGATATACAAAATTTGAAACTGGTGAAACGATTGAAAGCGTAGAAAACCGATTAATTATATTTGATCAAAGTCTTTTGCATACTGGTACAACTTGTACAGATGCCCATGCAAGATATGTTATTAATTTAAACTTTTTCTAATTCTAATTTAAAAAAAATGAAAGTTCATATCATTGACAATTTCTTACCTGAAGAAGAATTTAATCAAATTAAAAATTTTATTACTGGTAAAACAATTCCGTGGTATCATGGTCAAGTAATTGAAGAAAATATTCCAAATATATCTTCAATAGATTGTACCACTGAAGAAAACTACCAATTTAGTCATATTTTTTATATTGATGACCAGGCAGCACCTTTTATTGGAAGTATATCTCCACTTGTTGATGGTATTATACAAGTTGGATGTCGTTCTTTAGTGAGAATAAAGGCCAATTTAACGTTAAAAACAGATGAAATAATCGAACATGGGTTTCATGTTGATTATCAAGACTTTGATGGTGGTAAAACTGCAATTTATTATGTCAATACAAATAATGGATATACTAAGTTTGAATCTGGAGATACTGTAGATAGTTTAGAAAATAGATTAGTTGTTTTTGATGGGACTATGCTTCATACTGGTACAACCTGTACTGATAAAATAGGAAGATACGTTATTAACTTTGACTTCTTCTGATTTATGGAAGTAATTGATAATTTTTTACCTGATACGGCTCACCAAAAATTTTTTCATTTAATCAAGAGTAATACATTTCCTTGGTTTTTGTCAGAAGTTTTAGAGACAGAATATCATCCGATAGAATGTAATGAAAACGATAACTACCAATTCAGTTATATTTTTTGTTCATCAAGAGATGGTGTTCTGAGAAAGGGTAGATTTTTTGAAGACGCATTTCCATTCTTTCAAAAACTAACTCCAAGAAATGTTCTCGTGATTAAGGCAAATCTTACATTGAGGACCAATAAAATAATAGAGCATGGTATGCATGTCGATCATCATTTCAAGTCAAAGACTGCTGTTTATTATGTAAATAGCAACGATGGATATACAAAATTTGAAACTGGTGAAATTGTAGAGAGTGTTGCAAATAGGATTGTAATCTTTGATAGTGATATCAAACATACGGGTACAACATGCACTAATGCTTTGGGAAGATTTGTTGTCAATCTAAATTACTGGCAGTAAAATAAATACTTAAAAAGTCTTATGTCTAGTAGTTCAAAAGACGACAATTGGAGAAAGCATTGGAGAGGAACTCCAACTATACTAACAACCATTAAAAAGGCATCTCCTTATTTTGAAGATCCAGCGACTGGTGGAAGGGGAACGGGATACTTGTCTATTGGACAACAAGTTACCTATGTGGATGCGCTTTCACAAAATATGCAAAATAATTCTTTTAGAGTCGCAATACAATTGGGAAGTTATGATGCATCAAAACCTGTTTATTATACCCATATTGATAATCTAACCAAACCTATTAATAGGAGTATCTTTGAGGGAATTTTTAAACCTCAAAGATTTGGATTGACTGGACAAGAATATAATTATGATACCTATGTTTCTACTCTGAGGCAATCAATTACAAATAGAACGGATATTGTTGGCGAACTTGAAGATTATTTACTATCATTAGTCGATTATGCTGACAGTAATGCTTCTGTTGGGAGTTTTGATTCAAATGCCATTAGTAATTTACCACTGAATAATATTCGTAATGACTTTGGTGAATGTATTGGACCAATTTATTGTATAAGTAGGGGATTTAATACTTTAAATCTTGGAGTTAATAAAACAACATCTAAAATTTTTATCCCAACAAGATCAAATGAACCTTTACTTGATTATTATATTGTAACTCCAAATAGGTCAATTAAAGTATCTGCAAAATCTAGTGGGGTGTCTTCTAATACTCTTAAGGTTAGGGATATTATACCGTTGGTTGAACAAAATTCTTCACTTTTGGCACAGATGAGAAACTCACAAGAGTTTGATTTGATGAGAATTATTAATAATAACAATATGGTGCAAGGTCCTATTCAAGCTGCTGCTCGTCTTGGATTGTTGGATCAAAATGTAGCAAATTCCGTTTTAAATTCTTCTGCTACAGGATTTATTTCAAATCCTGAATTATTTGATAGTATCATTAGATCTGATCCTAGACTAGTTGGAATATTGAATTCTCAAAGAGGTGATTATTCCAGAGTTAGGATAACCCTGATGCAAATATCTTATGCTTGCGAAAGACTAGTAATTGATTATTCTAGGCAATCTGTAGCATCATTAAATTTTACCAATATTGTTAGAAACGCATTATCCAATGAAATGTTTTTTGTTCATCTTTCATTGAATAATATCACACCATCATTTACTCTTAGAAGAGCACAGGGAGTGGAGGGTCAAGCAACTATATCAAACTTGCAATTTAGAACTAAAAATGGATATGACTTTAAAAAAGATAAGTTAGGATTCAAATTATGAAAGAATATGTTGATGAATTGCTTAAAAATTTTAAGGGCACGTATCCAGAATTTGTTCGCTATGTGCATTTAGTTTTAGATAAGAAAATGTCTGTCAGTAAAAATAAACATAAATATAGGCAGATACATAAAAACATCTTAAAATATATTACTGATAACGAAAAAGTAATCATATCAAAGATAAAGAAATTTAAGTAATGAAAAGTTTTTCTAGATTTTTATCAGAGGCAACTGCATCACAGCAAGCAGCAAGACTTGGGTTGCAGGGAGATGGTCATGGTGGATGGTATAAGGATGGTGAGTTTGTAGCAAAAACTGTAAAAGGAACTCTAAAGTTTTATAATAAAAGGCAAGCAGTTGGTGGAAAAGACCCTGCACAAACTGAAAAAGAAAAAAATATTTCTGATCCAAATTTTGTAGATCCTGCACTTCAGCAGCAAGCACCTGCTCCTGAGCAGCAACCAGTTGCACAAGAACCTGCCGCTCCTGTTGGACCACCACCAGTCGAAAAAACAAAAGGAACTCTTACAATTGCTTTCGGTCGATTCAATCCCCCAACGATTGGTCACCAGCAATTAATGGATGTTGCTGCCCAATCATCCGCTGCTGATGGTGGCGATTATCTTATCTATCCTTCAAGAAGTCAGGATAAGAAAAAGAATCCATTGGACCCTGATACAAAAGTCTCTTACATGAGAAAGATGTTCCCTACACATAGTGAGAGAATTGTAAATGATGCAAATACTAAAACCATTTTTGATGTTCTAAAGAAAGCGCATAATGATGGATACACAAATGTAAGAATTGTTGGTGGTGCTGATAGAGTTAAAGAGTTTGAAAAGTTATCCAATAATTACAATGGACAACTCTATGCATTTGATAACATCGAAGTTGTTTCTGCTGGGGAAAGAGATCCTGATGCAAAGGGTGTTGAAGGAATGTCCGCATCCAGAATGCGACTTGCCGCTGCAGAAGGTGACTTTAAGAGATTTAGAGAGGGTCTCCCATCAGATTATTCTCGTAAAGATGCTCTAGAGTTATTTGATAATCTTCGCGGTGCGATGAATATTAAAGAAGGGTGGCAACTTTGGCAGATTGCTCCTAAGTTTGATTTTAAGACTCTTCGTGAAAATTATGTTGCAGAGAATATTTTCAACATCGGTCAGATGGTAGAGAATCTGAATACAGGATTAACTGGTCGTATTCTCCGCAGAGGCACTAATTATTTAATTTGTGTAACCGAAACGGGTCAGATGTTTAAATCTTGGATTAAAGATTTGGTTGAATATACCGAAGTTAAAATGGATAGCATGTATAGAGCACCTGGAAAACCAAATACACTTGCAGGTACTACGGGATTCTTTAAATACGTTTCGATGCAAACTCCAGGAGCAATTGGAACTGGTAAGGAAAATCTTCAATCTGGGGCAAAGGCATACGGAGTTAATTTCATAAATAAGTATAGAAAAAAGTAAAGTAGAAATTATTTTCCATGAAAAAGCATATTGCTGAGGAGCTCCCTGCAAGAAAATTTGCTCCATCTGCTCCTGCTGCTAAGGGTGGTGGGGATAATGAAAAGGGCGCGGGGGGAAAAGACTCTGCTTCTCCCGAGAAAAAAATTCGTCAGGCAGTTTATGATATTCGTTATCGTGCCAGAAGAGAGGACGTTCCTTTGAGAACTGCGTTTGCACAATATATGCAAAACAGCAATCTTGGTGGAAATGAAAGAGCTGCTGTAAAGAAAAAACTATTTGGTGAAGGTCCAATGAAGAATGAAGAATTCATTGGATCGGTAAAAGACTTAGCAATGGAAAGTGTTTCTGATGTAATGGTAAGAGTATTTGCCAAGGAAGATATTGAGGCACCAAAAAAGTATAAGGTTAGAGTTGAAGATAATAATGGCAAAAGTTATGTAAGATATGCTGATAGAAATAAAATTACTCAACTTCGTTCTAATCCAAATATTAAGTCTGTAGAAATCACTTCATATGGTGAGCCATATGAGGGTGAGAGAAAGAGAGGTGAGCAAACTGCCGCTGCAACAGCAGGTAAGGATTATGATGGTGACGGTAAAAAGGAAAGTTCATCAAAAGAACATGCTGGTGCAGTTCATAATGCCATTCAGCGTAAAATGGGTGGTAAGCCAGACGGTCAGGACACCAGAAAGACTGTTTCCGCTTCTTATGAACCAGAAGGTGAAGCACTGGATGAGATGCGTCGCCCTAAATTTAGATACAACAATACAGATAATTCAAAATCATCACGCAGTCATCCTGGCAGGGGAGGGGGTTCCATTAGAAATCCTCAGGCAAGATTCAATGCTCCAAACCCATCCACAACAAGTTCGGATTCTTCGAACGGAGATAATGTTAAAGAAGCAGTAACAGGTGGAAGTGCTCCAAATTTACCTGCTGGTGTAGTGAAGTTTGTTGATGAGTTGCCAAAGACTGTTCAAAATGTTGGGCAAAAAGTATTTGGGGCTAAAACCAAACCAACCAAACCAGCAGTGGAAGAGGCACACAAACCTGGGCATAAAAAAGGTGATGGAAACCTAGCAAATAATTATCCTCCTTATGATAAGGTAACTAGAGGTGATATTGTTGCAGGTGCTCTAGGCAAAGATCAAAAAGGTGGTAAGGCAAAGGTTGAAGAAGACTATCTTTGGACTGAAGCAAAAACTGAAAAGAAAAAAGTTGATACCTTACCAAAGGGCGAGTCTAACAAAGTAAAAGTCTTCCCTTCAAATATGGCAGAGAAGATGGATCTTGCTACGGCAGATATGGGTGATGTGATTAAAGATTTCCGCAAGTCTAAAAAGAAACAATTCAAAGGGAAATCAAAGAAGAAAAAGCAACAAATGGCAATCGCCGCTAAATTAGAAGCAGAAAGAAAAGCAGGAATGAGTGAGCAGTGCGATTCTCCAGTTGATAGATTTAGATCTAGACTTGCTGATGAATCTAAGAAAAAAGAAGTTGCTAAAAAAGAAAAGGAAGAAATGGATATTAGATCCCTTCCTACATCTATGAATCTTTTTAAGAATAAGATGAGAGCAATTGGTCTTAAGATGTCTTATGAACCAGAAGGTGAGCAAATTGATGAAATGCTTCCAGCACTCGCTGCAGGAGCTGCTCTTCTTGCTGCACCTGCGGTAATTAAAACAGTTTTCGATAAGCCAGCGAAAAAAGCACTTGATAATGCAACAAATGACCCAAACAGAAGATTGATGACTGGTGGAACAGTAGGGCAACTCAAACAAGCACAAAATAATTCTTATGAACCAGAAGGTGAAGTAATTGATGAAAGAATGGCAGAAGACAGGGGAGAACCAAGAAAACCACGTGATCGTGCTGTAGAAATTGTTAGAAATATGAATAAGGGTGGTATGATGACTCGTAGTGGTGGAACTGTTGCTCAACATGAAGCAGGAAGAGGTGTAAAAAAAGATAGAACCAGCGAAGTTAAACCAGAACCTCCAACAAATACACCTGCCAAAAAACTTGCTGCAAAAAAAGCACAACAAGCAGCAGCACAGAGAGCAGCACAGGATATGTACAAACCAAGAGCAGGTGAGTCTGACTGAGATAATATCTAAATAAGACAGGATACTCTTCACACGGAGGTCATCATGTCGGCACTCGTCGCTTGGTGTTTAGCAAATCAGGCTCTTATCGCAACTGCTCTTTTTGCAGTTTCGGAAGCACTTGGAGCAAACCCAAAAGTCAAATCAAACGGTATTCTTTCGCTCATTCTTCTTCAAGTGCAAGCACAACTGAAGAATAAAGGTGCTAAAGATTTAACTCCTTGAGTTAAGGATAAAGGGGACCGAAACTAAAGGTCTCCTTTTTTTATAAATATCAATATAAGAATTTTATAGGTAAGGAAACATGTCTCTTTGGGGCAATAAAGATTCGGTTTATTCAACAGGAACTATTTCGGTTAATCTAATTACAGGAATTGCAACTGGTGGGGTTGGTGTTGTCACCTTTACCTCTGCTGGTATTAGAACTGGAGATGTGATTACAGTTGGTGCTGGTGCTACTTATGGTTATGCTGTTATCACTGGATTTACCTCCACAAGTATTTCTTTAGCTAGCACTTCATACTTCGTTGCTGGACTAACTACTGTTCCAACAGGAACTGCTTATAATATTTCAGAAGAACCAATTTCAACACTTGGAAATTCGGTTTATAGAGCACCTGAGTCTAAGACTACAGGATTCTCAACAAGTCCAGTATTCACTGGTGTATTTGGTGTAGATACTACAGAGCAAGCTGTTGCTAACGCAGCTACTGGTAATGCTCGTAAGTTCGCTGCTCCACACGCTGGTTGGGTTGGTGTCATGACTTACACCGATACTCACGGAAATTTCAGAGTTAAAACTGAAGTATTGGTAGCAGGAAGCACAATCAACACGGATGCTGCTGACGACGCTCAGTATCCAGATAGCTGATAATTTGGTATGAGATTTGATGAATTGAATGAAGATAATTATCTTCTATTTGCTATTAAATTTTATGATAATCCCCAAGCAGTTACTAGGGATGATTTTGAGGACGATTTAAAACGTATTAAGTATATTAAAAGATTACTTAAGCGTTATAGGAATACAGGAGTTCTTAAAACTCACTTGATTCTTAATCACCTAATCGTCCTATTTAATGTCTTTGATGATGCAGCAGTCCCTTTGCTTCTTTATAATTTAGAATCTGACCTTTGGCCTGCTATTAAAAGTTTTTTGTTATTTTTAAATAGATTGCCTGAATATCCAAAAACAACTTTGCATTCTATTATTGAAGACCAAGAGTGTATAGACAAATTGCAAGAAGTTTAATGGACATTGATAAATTAATTTCTACAATTCGCACTCTTAAAGAAGAACCAACCGTTAATGTTGGTTCTGGAAATATCGCTGGAACTGCACCAGCGGGAGACGATCCTCCAGTTTTTAAGAAAGGTAGATATAGAAGTAACTATGCAAAAGGTGGAAGAGGTTCTCGTAGATGGTGGTTACAATTTTTAAAAGGAAGGTAAAATGTTTTCCCAAGAATCAAAATTAGCGGTTCTTGAATCTAAACTCGGTATTTATGAAGACTTATCCCGCGAAATGCTTGCCAAATTAGAGGCAGCGGTAGATAAAATATCAGAAGGCAATTCACGTATTGCTACAATCCTTGCGAAGCACGATGAGAGAATTGAGCAAAGTATGAAAAACGATGCACTTCTTGTTAAAATGATTGATGAAATGAAAGAAGATAATGATAAAGAACACAAAGAAATTTCAGATAGATTTGAAAAATTAGAAAGTAAAATAGAAGAATTATCTAAGTTTAAGTGGCAAATTGCTGGAATTTCTGCCCTAGCAATCTTTTTAGTTGGTGTTATTCCAACCATTAAAACCTTGACCCCTGCCCCTGCTCCTGCTACAATAGAAAGTACGAAGTAAAGCACCTTTATAATGGATTTGATTGACTCCAAGTACATTGGACTCGTTTCGTCACGCTTACAAAAGTTTAAGAGAGTCAAGGCAGATCTCTACAACTTCCGCTGCCCACTGTGTGGCGACTCTCAAAAGAACAAAAATAAAACACGAGGATATATCTATCCCGTAAAGAATAACACAAACTTTAAGTGCCATAACTGCGGAGCAAGTTTATCCTTTAATAACTTTCTCAAAGAGTTAGACCCTACACTTCATAAGCAATATACTCTTGAGAAGTTTAAAGAAGGACATACTGGTAGAAACTTTGTGGTTGAGGAACCCAAGTTTGAGTTTGCGAAACCAGTCTTCAAAAAGAAACTTGATTTACCCAAAGCATCAGAGAATCCTATTGCCAGAGAATATCTGGAAAAAAGGAAACTCAATCCTGAAAAGTTTTATTTTGCTGACAAATTTAAGGAGTGGACGAACACTCAAAAAGTTACGTTTGACACTATCGGTAGGGATGAGAGTCGCATTATTATACCAATGTATGATACAGACTCCAACTTGATAGGTTTTCAGGGAAGAGCACTAGGTCCTAACCCTGTTAAATATATTACTGTGATGCTTTCTGATGATTCGCCCAAACTTTATGGACTGGACCAAGTGGATTCTTCGGAACCCATTTACATTGTTGAGGGACCCTTCGACTCCACGTTTGTCAAAAATGCTGTTGCTATGTGTGGGTCCGACGTTGATATTAGGTCGTTTAATTGGAGCGATTATATTTACGTTTTTGATAACGAACCACGTAATCGAGAAATCGTCAACCGAATATCAAAAACCATCGACAGAGGCGACAAGGTGATTATTTGGCCAACATCAATCCAGCAAAAAGATATTAATGATATGGTTTTAGCTGGACTTAACGTTATGGATGTGTTAAAATCAAATACATACACAGGTCTAGAAGCAAAAATTAAGTTTAACAACTGGAAGAAAATATGAGCAACGGAACGAAAGTCGTTAAGAGAAATGGTAAAACTGAACCACTTGATTTAAATAAACTCCACGTTATGGTGGAAGAAGCCTGCAAAGACCTAGCAGGTGTATCAGCATCTCAGGTAGAGATGCAATCAGGCATTCAATTCTATGATGGTATCACTACCGCAGAGATTCAGGAGATTCTGATTCGTTCTGCTTCTGACCTGATTGATCTGGATCATCCCAACTATCAATTCGTTGCTGCTCGCCTGCTTCTGTTCGCCCTCCGTAAGCAGTTGTTTGGTCGTATGCATGAATGCCCCACAGTTAAGCAGCACGTCCTTCGTGCCGTTGGTAGAGGTGTCTATGACCCAGAAATTCTTACCCTATACTCTGATGATGAGTTTGATAAACTTCAGTCGTTTATTGATCATAGTCGTGACTATCTGTTCACTTATGCAGGTCTACGTCAAGTCGTTGATAAGTACCTCGTGCAGGACAGAAGTTCTAACGAACTTTATGAGACGCCACAGTTTATGTACCTTTTGATTGCGGCGACAATCTTTTCCAAGTATCCTAAAGAAACACGTTTAGATTACGTTAGGAAGTACTACGATGCAATCTCCAAGCACAAAATCAACATTCCCACACCTATCATGGCGGGAGTGCGAACTCCACTTCGACAATATGCTAGCTGTGTTCTTGTTGATGTTGATGACACCCTCGATAGCATCTTTAGTTCTGATATGGCTATCGGCAGATATGTTGCACAAAGGGCGGGTATCGGCATCAACGCGGGTCGCATCCGTGGCATCAACAGCAAAATCAGAGGCGGAGAAGTTCAGCACACAGGTGTTGTCCCTTTCCTCAAAAAGTTTGAAGCAACTGTCCGATGCTGCACTCAAAATGGCATCAGAGGTGGATCAGCAACTGTCCATTTTCCAATCTGGCACCAAGAAATAGAAGATATTCTAGTATTGAAAAATAATAAAGGAACCGAAGATAATCGTGTTCGTAAGTTAGACTATAGTATCCAAATCTCCAAACTGTTCTATGAACGCTTCATCCGCAACGAAGAGATTTCTCTCTTCTCTCCCCACGCCGTTCCTGGCTTGTATGATGCTTTTGGTACTGATGGATTTGACGAGTTGTATGTTCGTTATGAACGAGATGAGTCTATTCCAAGAAAAACTATCGGAGCTCAAGAACTCTTTTTGGACCTCCTGAAAGAGAGAGCAGAAACAGGTCGTTTGTACATTATGAACATTGACCACTGTAACTCTCACTCATCCTTTATGGATAAGGTTGAGATGAGCAATCTGTGCCAGGAAATTACTCTACCTACCAAACCAATTCAACATATTGATGACCCAAATGGTGAGATTGCTCTATGCATACTTTCTGCTATTAATGTTGGAAAAATTCGGGATAACGAGGATCTTGAAGTGCTTTGCGATCTTGCTGTTCGCTCTCTTGATGAACTTATTGATTTTCAAGGATACCCCGTCAATGCAGCAGAAATCGCCACCAGGGCACGTCGTTCGCTTGGGGTAGGGTTTATTGGTCTGGCACACTATCTCGCCAAGCACGGCGAGCATTACGACGATCCTGGTGCTTGGAGACTGGTACATGAACTTACCGAAGCATTTCAGTATTACCTAATTCAGGCAACTGTTAATCTTTCGAAAGAAAAAGGTGCTTGTGAGTATAGCAGCCGAACAAAATATGGCAATGGCATTCTCCCGATTGATACATACAAGAAGGACGTTGATGAAATTGTACCTAACGAATTGAAGTATGATTGGGAGCATCTTAGAGAGCAGGTACTCAAATACGGGGTACGGAACTCAACATTGTCCGCACAGATGCCATCGGAGAGCAGTTCCGTTGTGTCAAATGCAACCAACGGAATCGAACCACCTCGCGGATACTTGTCCGTTAAGAAGTCGAAGAAGGGACCACTCAAGCAGATTGTTCCCCAGTATCAAACACTTAAGAACAACTATACGCTGCTGTGGGATATGCCTAGCAATCGCGGGTATATTCATATTGTTGCTGTTATGCAAAAATTCTTCGATCAAGCGATTTCTGGAAACTGGTCCTATAATCCAGAAAATTACCCAGATAATGAAGTTCCTACTTCAGTAATGGCACAGGACCTTCTAACTACATATAAGTACGGCTGGAAAACCAGTTACTATCAAAATACTTATGACCATAAGACTGATGAGGTTGAAGAAACCAAACAGTCTCTTGATAACTTAATTTCCGATATTCTAGACACGGAGGAGGAAGATTGTGAGTCTTGTAAGATTTAAAACAGGTTTGGAGGAAAAATCAATGGTCGAATCAATGACCGTTTTTAATCCTCAGGAAGTAGATACCAAAAAGCAACCTATGTTTTTTGGACAACCACTGGGAATACAGAGATATGATTCTTACAAATACCCAATCTTCGATAAACTAACCACACAGCAACTGGGTTACTTCTGGAGACCCGAAGAGGTTTCTCTTCAAAAAGATCGTAGCGACTATCATATGCTACGCCCAGAGCAAAAGCATATCTTCACCAGCAACCTGAAGTATCAGGTGATGCTGGACTCAGTTCAGGGTAGGGGTCCTGGTATGGCATTTGCTCCATACTGCTCCCTTCCTGAACTGGAAGCGTGTATGAAGGTTTGGGAGTTTATGGAGATGATCCACTCCCGTTCATACACTTATATCATCAAGAATGTTTATTCGGACCCATCTGAAGTTTTTGATACGATTCTGAAAGAGGATCGTATTATGGAACGTGCCGTGAGTGTCACTCAGGCATATAACGATTTCATCAACAGTGCCCAGCATTATGGTTCAACTAATGAATGGATTCATGCGTTAGAACAAGTACCATACGCACAAGAGGCAAGGTATGAACTCAAGAGAAAACTATTCAGAGCAGTTGCAAACGTTAATATTCTTGAAGGTATTCGCTTTTACGTCAGCTTCGCTTGTAGTTTTGCGTTTGGCGAACTCAAGCTTATGGAAGGAAGTGCAAAAATCATCTCACTGATTGCCCGTGATGAGAACCAACATTTGGTTATCACTCAGAATATTCTGAACAAATGGAAAGAGGGTGATGACCCTGAGATGGCACGTATCTCCAAAGAAGAAGAGCAATGGTTTTACAAGACCTTTGAGAATGCTGTCAATCAAGAAAAACTTTGGGCAGAGTATCTGTTCAAGGATGGTTCTATGATTGGTTTAAATGATAAACTTCTTCAGCAATATGTCGAGTGGATTGCCAATCGTAGAATGAAGGCAATTGGACTCAAACCACTTTATGATATTCCTGCGAAAAATAATCCACTTCCTTGGACTGAGCATTGGATCAGTTCTAAAGGTCTTCAAGTGGCGCCACAGCAAACGCAAGTGCAGTCATATATTGTTGGTGGTATTAAGCAGGATGTTACCAAAGACTCTTTTGCTGGGTTCCAGTTGTGATTGACATTAAGACTGAAATAGTGTATTATATAAATAATAATAGGTAAGTTCAGTCTTAAAATGAATAATTATATTCTTTACTACTACTTAAGGGAGGACTTTGGTTCTCCCTTTTATGTGGGATATGGGAAACCAAGAAGAATACACGCAAAACATTTGAGAAGTAATGGTGCAAATCTATTACCACCAAGAGAAAGAAGATGGGTTGTAAAATCTGGTCTTACTAAAGAAGAAGCAATAGAGTTAGAAATAAAACACATAGCACTTTGGAAAAGAGAGTGTGATGGTGGTGTATTATTAAATCAAAATCTTGGTGGTGAAGGAAAACCTGGAGGACAAAAAACAATAGGTTTTGGTGGCAGAAAACACACCGAAGAAGCAAAGAAAAAAATAAGCGAAAAGGTTGCTGGTAAAAATAATCCAAGATATGGTGTTAAACTTTCACAAGAAACAAGAAATAAAATAAGTCAAAATAGAGCACCAAAATTTGGAAAAGATAATCCAAACTCTAAAACTTGGAAAATCACTTCTCCAGAAAATAAAGAATATATTATTGTTGGTGGATTAAAGAAATTTTGTAAATCTCAAAGTATTTCTTATGCAACAATGAATGCAGCAATACTTTATGACAGAAAAGGACCGAGAAAAAATGGATGGTCAATTGAGAAAATTTAGAGTATCACTACCTGAAGATGAGTGTGTGATGAAACTTCAGGAGTATTGTAAGTTTTCTTCTACTTTACTGAAGATCCCTGTTATTAAAAAACCATTATGTATTGATGCAAACTGCCACAATAATGTAAATCATTATGTGAATACTTATGGCGGAGAAAAGATAAGTGGATACTATTTGATTACAGATACTGAAGATGAAACTTATGGATGTGCAATATATCATAGTATCTGGAAAAATACTTATGGAGATCTAGTTGATATAACTCCATTTGAGGATGGTAGAGAATATAATATGTTTTCCGTTATGAATACTACAGAATATTACTCTGGGGTTGCATATGATGGAAAAAGATATAAATTATTAGAACCAGGACTTAACATAATCTAATGTTACCAAAGATACTTTCTCAGGATTCCAACTATGATGAATGGTGCGAACAGGAAATCCTGAACGCATATCAGGAAGCGGCAGAGTGCGATGAGTTTCTTTTTGGAGATTATGATTATTCCAAAGAATGGTTGGGTAAATGCAATGACGATGTGAAATGAGGGTCTTCGGACCCTCTTTTTTTATAAATAAAATTATAGAAAAATCATAAAAGAAAAGATGTCTAGACTTACAGGTAATGAAGTTGCAAATATGATGGAAGCATATAGTGCTGTCTATGCTCCTCAACAAGAAGAAGTTGTAGAAAATGTTGAGAAGATCGATGAAAAAATGGATGTATTTTCTACACCTGCTATGAAATCTGCACAACAACAATCTGCCACTCAACTTTTGACAGGTAAAAAACCACCAGCTAAACCAGATTATCTTAAACCAGCTGTAACTGCAGGAGCAGCAAAGTTCTTCACTAAACCAGGTGCTGAAACTGATAAATCTTGGGAAGTCGCTAGACAAAAAGCTGGTGTATCAAAACCTACACGTCCAGCAGGTTCAGGTAATCCTCCAGCAGGTTCAGGTAATCCTCCAGCAGGTTCAGGGAATCCACCAGCAGGCACTAAAACCGCTCCTGCTGCCTCTTCAGTCGTTCTTGCCAAGCAAGGTGGTGTAGAAGGTAAATTAGATAAGGCAACTGGTAAATTCACTGCAGGTGCCTTTACAGGTGCTGAGAAAGAGCGTTATGTTGCTCGTGGTGGTAGTGCTGCTCCTTCTGCACCAAAACCAGCGGCACCAGCACAACCAAAGATTAAACAAGATGTCGCTGATATTAAAGCAATGCAAACGGCTTCTCAGATGAGACAGGCAGGTGCAAATGTTACATCAGACCAATTAAAGACACCACCATCAACCGCTGTTAATACATCACAAGCGACCGCAGCAGCATCTAATCTTAAAGCACCAGACCCCGCCACAAAATTCTCACAGGGAACTGCTGCAACCCCTAAACCAGTAGAGAATAAACCAACAACAGGTTTTGATCTTGCTAAAAAGGGTGTAAATCTTCAATCCCAATCCTTTGATATATTTGATATCATCAAGGGTCATCTTCTTGATGAGGGTTATGCCGAAACTGAAAAAGCAGCTCTTGCTATTATGGCAAATATGGGTGAAGGGTGGAAAAAAGAAATTCTTGATGAGATTGCACCTGCATTACTTGCTGGAGGTGTGCTTGCTAGTGGTGCTTTAGCGGCTATGGCAGCAAAAAATAAAATTGACAGAAGCAATGCTGCCAGAGCAAATACTAATCCATTTGCAAATCAACAAACTAAACCACTTCCTAGCACTCCTTCACCATTTGCTAAACCAGCAAGTAAGGATGACAGTGGTAGATTAACAACCTATGGTGCTGGCGGCGGTGCTGCAGCAGAAAAAACAGGTCAAACTCGTGCCCAAGTTATGCAGCAAGGTGGTAAGAATCTTGAAAATAAAAACAAAATCAAACCAGTAAATCAAGGAACAGATTTCGGTCGTTGATATAATCATAACATAATTCTAAGCACCTCTTGACAGGGGTGCTTTTTTATTGCTAGAATCGCTTTGCTAGGGTTGAAGATAAATAATAGCTCATAAAGATTCTTAGTATGAGTTATGAAAACCCTTGGAGATTCAATGGGGAAATTTTTGAGTCTTCTGATATTCAAGATAATTTTGGTTTCGTTTATCATATTCACTGTAATAAAACTGGTCGTAGTTATATTGGTAGAAAGTATTTCTGGTCTTTCCGCACACCAAGAGGAAAATCTAGAAAAGTTAAGTCAGAGTCCGATTGGAAAAGATATTACGGCTCCTGTCCTGAACTCAAAGCCGATATTGACATTTGGGGAAAAGCATCCTGCGACAGAAGAATACTTAGCCTCCATAAAACAAAAGGACAGTGTAACTACGAAGAAACAAAACAGCTTTTCCTAAATAATGTGTTGATCGAGTCTCTTGACGATGGGAGTCCAGCGTATTACAATAGTAATATCCTAGGACGCTACATGCGAAAAGATTATGGAAATTTTGGAAAAGACTCTGAAACAATCACATGATTGGGCAGTTGATCGTATTCATACTCTCTGTGAAGAAAACTGTTTTGAAAATGCCCATGCGATTCAATCTGAGTTTAGTGAATGGTTGAATCCGAATATTCCAGAGCATGATATTTTCTCATTAGAGTTCATAGGAGAGGAAGATGACACTTGACCTTCACAACTTTTTTAAGTTTTACGACGAAAAAAATTCAAATCACGTAGCAGCAGTACAATGGTTAGAGGATAACCTGCCTGCTGAGTTTTTAGACGATGCAGAAACTGATTGGATTGGTATTTTTAGAACAAAACCACCAACTCCAGCAGTTCTTGAAGTTCCATATTTTAACCAAGTAGATAACTACAGAGATGCACATAGAACGTGTAACTCTTCATCGTGTGCAATGTGCCTTGCTTTCCTCAAGCCAGGAAGCATCAAAGGTGATGATGAGTATGTCAAAAAAGTATTTGCGATTGGTGACACGACTGACCATGCGGTACAGACAAAAGTTCTGGCAGGTTATGGAGTTAAGTCACACTTTAGCTATAATCTTTCTTTTGCTGACATTGATAAGAGTCTTGATGCTGGGAAACCTGTTGTTATTGGTATCCTGCACCGTGGTCCTTTATCTGCTCCTACTGGTGGGCACATGTGTGTAGTCATCGGTAAGACACCAGATGGTAAAGGATATTATGTCAATGATCCATATGGTTCTTGCAATGACAATTACACTGGTCCAGTAACAAATGGTAAGAAGACCATTTACACTAAGGCAATGCTGAAGCACCGCTGGTGTCCAGGAGGGAACGATGGCTGGGGAAGAATCTTCGATTAATTTCAAGAGGAAAATCTTACAAAAGATTAAAGACCTCACAAATCACGGCAGACACGTAGAAGCACAACAACTTTATTCAAAGTATTTCGAAGGAGACAACAATGGCAAGAGTTGATTTACACAATTTCTTTCAGTTTTATGATGAAAGAAATCCTAACCATGTCAAGGCAGTTCAGTGGTTAGAAGATAACCTACCAGTCAAGTATCTAGAAGATAACGTAGATTGGGCGGAGATTTTTAGAGGAAAAAAGACTAGTGCTGCACCAGCCCCTGCCGCTGCTGCAGCTCCTGTAACAGGTGGTGATGATGTCCCACAAATGGGCATTAAGTTAATCAAAGAGTTTGAAGGATGTCACCTAAAGGCATATCCTGACCCTCTTACAGGGGGACTTCCAATCACAATCGGTTGGGGTTCCACCCGCAAGAAAGATGGTTCAGCATTCAAACTTGGTGATACCCTTACACAGGCAGAAGCAGATGCACTTCTGATTGAACAGTGCAAGAAGGAGTTTCTTCCCGCATTACGCAAAATCCCATATTGGAGTGAAATGTCAGATGGAAAAAGAGGCGCTCTGCTCAGCTTTGCTTATAATCTCGGTGCTGGTTTCTACGGTGGCGATAACTTTAATACTATTACTAAACGCCTGAAGAATAAAGAGTGGGACTTAGTGCCCGATGCTTTATTCCTCTATCGCAATCCTGGTTCAAATGTAGAAGCAGGACTAGCACGTAGAAGAAAAGCAGAAGGCGAGGCTTGGAAAAAAGGATAACTAAATAGTTGCAATCATTACTGATTCTTGATCTTAACTGGTCTGAATCTACATAGCCCGAGTCCTCTGGACTTGGTGAATACTTTACTTTTAAACAAAACTTCGGTTTGTTTCGTTTAGTACACACTGAGTCACAGAGGATTTTTATGTCTTACGCCACAAAGGCGCTCGCTGCAGCGTCTGCTTTGTTGATGGGAAGTAGTGCAATCGCAGCACCATTGGTCCTAGAAGGAAACTACGTCAAGATTGGAGTTAATGATGCTGGAACCGTTGGTTCTGGTGGAGCAACTTCTCCTGGTATTCAGTATGATTCAACTGGAACCGCAACGTTTAATCCAGCATACGATTACCTGACTCCTGGAAATCCTTTTGAAGGATTTACTGTTAAAGGTAAAGACGGTTCAACCGTTCTTTTCAACTACTATAATAACAATAATAGTGTTGGAGGAGCGCAGATTACTGGAACACTTATAGATTATTCAGGTATTTCTTATCGCGGAGTTACTTTTGATAACCGTGCCGTATGGTCTGGTTCAGTAACTGAGTTTGATATTGAAAACGATTATCGCTTTAATGATAACCAACAGTTTGTTGATATCAATACTCGTTTAGAATTCAAGATGAACGTTCCAACATTATACTTTGGACGTTTTACGGATCCAGACGCAAGAGCCGCTGCTGGAGACAGTTCTAGAACGGACAATACTAGAGGATATGCTGGTGGTATTCCAGCAACCAACGTTGTTCTTTCTGAAGCACTTGTATCCAAATATGCTTTAGGATTATTTACTGGACAGATTGGTGGTGTAAATTCTGGAATTAGTGCTGGATGGTCTACAAATCCAGAAGACTATTATAATGGAACTGATGGTGGTCCAAGTGGAGACCATACAATTGGTCTTGGATTTATGTTCTCTGGTATTAATACTGGAGACATTGTAAATATCCAATATGCTTATATTTTTGGACCATCTGCATTCGCTGCTGGTTCTGGTGCAGTTGCTGGTGGTGCTGGAGGAGCGACTCCATCAACTTTTACTGTTACTGATGTGGGTTCTGCTTCTGCCCCTACAACTCCATCTACCCCAACAGTTGTAAGCACAAGCACTGTTAATAATGTAAGTTCATCGACTGCACAATCCACAACTCTTCCTGTCGTAACTGTAAGTCTGGCAGAGCATGGTGCAACCGAAACTGGTGGTCGTCAAAGAATCAATCGCCACACCACCACAAATGTAACCACACCTTATGTAACAACCACAGTTACAACTCCTGTAACAACTGATACTTATAGTGACGGTTCTACCGTTGTTACGAACGGAACACCAGTTACTACTTATAATTTAACAAACTCTGTCGAAACTTCACACGCTTATGACGATTTCTATGGACGTATTGATCAATTAGAAGTTCTTGATGGTATCAATGATAGTATCAACGGACTTTTAAATCATGAACCAACTGTAGGTAAGCAAAGACTCAGAGTATTTGAGAACAACAGATTTGTTCAGTCATACAATGCTGATGGATACAATGCTGATTCCAAGATTTTTGGTGGTGGTTTTGAGTTTGATGCTACCAAAGGTTGGACTGTTGGTTTCCAGTATAATAGAGTTAATATAAACCTCAATGGTGTTGATTCAATTACGCAACACAACAAAGATCACTTTGGTGTATTCAGCGAACTTAGAGGTAATACACTGACTCTGAATACAAATGCTGCGATTGCAAACAGCAAATACAATTACAACAGAACCGTAGAGGGCGTCTTCAATAATGAAGGTGCAACGACTGGTTCTGAGTGGTGGGTTTCGAATCGTTTATACTGGCATCTTCATAAAGCAATTAAACCATTTATTGGTTATACTGTGTGGAATAACAAGAGAAACGCTTATGTGGAAACTGGTTCGATTCAGTCTGCTAGAAGTGTTGAAGAATTCAATCAAACATCTCACGTTGGTGAAGCAGGTCTCAAACTTGAAACTCGTTTTGGTGGTAAGAAGAAAGACTTGTTTGGTGTCAGTGTAGAAGGTGCTTATGGTACTGATAACTCATATGGAGTTACTGCAGAAGTAGATTATAAGGAGATGTTGATTGTTGAAGCATCTCACGGTGTGAATAATGGAGTCACCAACAATTCTATTGCTGGAAAAGTTAAATTTAAGTTCTAAAAACCTAAATAAAACAGACTTCATCACACGGACTGATGGGAAACACAAAGGAAAAAGCTATGGGACAAGTGATTCGTATTGCTATTTTGAGTTGGTCTGCCGCTCTTCTGACTGCTAGCTATGCTGGTATGCTATCCAAAATGGATCCTACCTTTATTGCGACGGTCTTCACCGCTTCTGCTGCCACTTTTGGTATTAATACAATGAAGAAAGGTGGTGAGGATGATGAGAAGAAAGAAGAGCCACGCAGAGAAGCAGTTGTAGAAGCTCCTCCAGAACCACCTGCTCCAGTAGCAGAAGCACCTGTTACAAATCTTGAAGCAAGAGTTGAAGCACTGGAAGAGGGTCAAGTTCAACCCCGCACAGGTGGAGCATAATGGCAAAGTCCGCAAACAAAGGCAAGAAAGGTTCTGCTGGAGGTAAAAACTCTAAGCAGAACCAAGGAAATGCGACGGCAAACAAAGCAAAAAACGGTGGTAAAAAAAAGTGAGGTATTATGCCACGAGAGTGGAACACTCCGATTCGGGAGCCTTGGAATCCTATAATTAAAAAGTGTCTAGACGCAGTTGATAATCATATGAGACTGTATCTAGATACACAAGAAGAGTGGCACCTATCACAAGCAGAAACCTTAAGAAAATATGTAAAAGATTTGAAAGTTTGGATACATCATCAAGAGGGACGAGAATGAAAAAACTCCTCACGGCAATCGGTCTATCATTAAGTTTAGTTCTTCCCGCAAGTGCTGAAAAAATAGTAAAGAAACAACCCACCGTTCCAGCATATAGTCTGGCAGCGATGGGTTGTATGATTCTATTAGAATGTACTGAAGGTGTTGAGAAACTTACATCAGAATCAGAATTACTCAAAGCAAAAGAACTTGACCCATTCAGAGAAGAAGTCAAGCGTATTTTAGTAGGACTAGAGAAAGTCAATGTTGGTGTTTATATTGCTCCACCCAGATATTTCACACCAAGAACAGTAGGGTTATATAAACCAAAGTATAATCGTCTTTTTATAAATGAAGAGTTACTCAAAGACCCAAGAGAGTTTCTAGGAACACTACGTCACGAAGGATGGCACGTTGTTCAGGACTGTATGGGTGGTGGAATAGAAACAGCATTTATGGCTCAGGTTCATCAAGATGCTGAAATACCATCTTGGGTAATGAAGACCACAAGGCTTTCTTATGAGTCTATGGGTCAAAGTCGTGCTGTGCCTTGGGAGGCAGATGCGAACTGGGCAGAAGAACAGTTAGGTCAAACGGCAAAGCACCTAGAAATGTGTGCGAAAGGACCACTCTGGGAGCAGGTAAGACCCACTCCGATGACGATGGAATGGTTGATTGGATGTGGTTGGATGAAACCCCAAGAAGGTCATAAGGAATATACACCAAATAAAAAAGCAGATTATTGTGTAGAAGGTAAGTTCTAATGCCGCAAGAATTTCCTTGGGGAGTAATGGCGATTCTTGGTCCAGGACTTATCTTTGTTTCGTATATCATTTACTATATACTACGGTTAGCAAACGAGGAGATGAAAGATGAACACAACATTACCAAAGGAAGTCATTCTAAAGGCAGTTAAAAACTGTGTTGATGTTTATGCTGATAAGAATGATTTCATTGTAGATAAGAGTATTCCTGGATATTGTATTCTCGCAATTGAGGGAACCAACGAAACATCAGACTGGGCAACTAATCTAAAATTCTTATTCCGTAGTGAGGATACTCACAGGGGATTTAAAGATAATGCTACCAGAACAATTACTGAGTTAGTATTAAACTTTGAGTCACTAGAGAAGGGTAGAAAACTGATTCTTGCGGGACACTCTCTTGGTGGTGCGACTGCGACTGTTGTTGCTGACCTTATGCTTAAGTCCGCACCAGACCTAGCAATCATCACAATTGGTTCTCCCCGTCCAGGTGGTAGAGGTTTGAAAGAAAGACTGAAGAATGTAGAGCACCTTCGTTTTGTTCACGGCGATGATGTTGTTCCCAAAACTCCACCTTTCTTGACTGGATATGTTCATACTCATCCAGAGATTCATTTAGAAGATGCTGATGATAAGAGATTTGATGGTGTAGAAGACCATAATGCTGTTTACTATTATAACGCAATTGAGAAGTTACTAAAATGAAGAACCTAGCACTTATTTTATCAGCGGCAAGTCTGGCGGTGAGTGGAGCACTATGCTATGGTGCTTATGTGACTTATCAGAAAGCACAGAAGATTCTGGACAACCCAGAAGAGTTCGTCGGTGCTGTTGTA